AATTAGTTTGCATTAAATTATACAAACTTTCGTGAGAGAGGCCTATTCGAAAAAATCTGAAATACCTTGTAACTCTCTTTCTATTTGTTTACCACATTCACTACATTCATAACTTATATTGTTTACTAGTCTTGGCATGTCTTCAAAAAACTTTTGAATTTGTCCAAACTGTTCAGTATTCAATGACTCCATAAATTCTAATACTTCTTTTTTATCAAAATCATCTCTAGTATGGACTTCATCTCCATCATAAATTGATTCAATACATGATGCTATCATATTAAACATCTCATTAGTATTTATATCATCACCTGCAGTTTGTATCGATAATAAATTAGGAAATGATAGATTGACACCAACCGTATCTGTAAGAGCTATAGTAGTGTCAGCTGTACCTTCTTGTACTGTACAGTTTCGTAGATCAACTGTAACAGGAGTCCGTGCCTCTTCATGACAATCACAACCCAACTGTAGGTCTGCTGTCTCACCTGCTGATTTAATTCTTATCTGTATAAATAACCATTCGATATCAGTCATAGGTAGATAATCTAATTTTAATTCATTTTCATTATATACACATGTTTTAATTAAATCAAACATAGAGTTTTGTATTGTTGAACTTTCTTCTCCTTCTAGAGCGGACAGTAATACCTTCTGTTCTTTAACTAAGAACGGTCTGTAATCTGCTGTCTTTTTTGATATTGGGAGTTCTGTAGTATAACGAACTGCCTCAAGTTTAGGTAATGCCATAATTTATTCCTCAATAATAATGTAATGTAGTAGTATTTAGTTACCAAATAACTCCTCATCAATCTTACGATCAATTTTAGATGTAATTTTTCTTTTGTATTTTTTAAATAACCCACCAAGTAAACCACTAGGTGAATTTTCAAAACTTGAGCTCCATGATCTAAATGCCATACCACATGTAAATGTTTGTATCTCAGATGCTGATGCATCAAGTGTTTGTTCTTGTATGTTTTGTGGCCACGCTTCATGAAGTTCTACTTCATAAATGGGTATCTCGTCCATTCCTAATTGAGTTATTTTAACAGTACCAGTATAATCATCTTGATATTGAAACCCATAACCCTCATCAAAAATATATGATTGCCATAATTCCATAAGTTGTTTGTCTTCAAATGTGTGATCACATAAGAAAGACATAGTTAACAACCCACCACCATAGTCTACTTTATTTGGGTGTTTTCTCATTGGACCTGCACCGTACTCAGTACCTTCAGCATATATTATTTGTTTACCTGGTAATGAAATACTATTACATCTCAGTCCTCTACTTCTAATATTTGCTGGTCCGAAGATTTCAACATTGAATCGATTTTGTCGAGTCATGTTATCTAAGTGTGCTGCCATGAATTGATTAATTTTCATTAGAATTTATTCCTACTTTCTTTCCATACAGTTGATTTACTTACTTTTCTAAATGACTCAGTTGGTAGAAAGATCGCAATCTCCCAATCAGCTGGTTCAATCAATAATAATTTTGATTGAATGTTGTCAGATAGATAATGTTTGAAACACGGTTTAAAGAATCTCATAGTTTGAGCTTTCTTTAATATCTGATATGTTAATTTAAATTTAGTTGTTCTATCATATTTATCGTTGTTTGTTATATCCATTAGTGCATCTAAAAATTGAGCTCTAATATTTGGAGCTATGTAATGTAGATTCATACCATGAAAACCTTTCTTTGCTGGTTGGATAGGTATACACAACGGGAACCTATCATAGTATGGTAATTGTTTTTTTGTTTTAGGGTCATACTGAAAGTTGTACATACTACCGTATGTTTGTCTTGCTCTAGTCGGACCGTCTTTTAATAAAGAGGCTCGAGAGACATTCATGTTACTTACGTTGGATTGAAACCAATCCATTGAAGCTTTGGTTCGAGCAGCAATGCCACTTCGAAATGCTTCTTGTTCAAGTTTGTCGAATAGTCTCCCGGCCATAGTCGTATAATCCTTAGAAATAACTTGTTAAGTGAACTGATACTGCATCACCAAAGTCTACATCATCATCTCTTACAGTACTCATTATTAACATTCCAAGAGTCAAAGTGTTAGTTAAAGAATATTCTATTTGAATACTCTTATCAATAACATCTTCATAATCTCCATAGTGTAGAGTTATGTCTGCGAAGTCGATAAACGGTAGAGTGTATTCTACAAACTCATAGTCTTTCGCTGATCCGACACCCATAGCTTTACCTATTTTGATCGGTCCATATCCTAGACCTATAAATTTTTCGTTAAAATCTTCACCTTCACCACTATATTGATAGCTAACATAGCCAAGATCAAGTGTGAAGTCGCCTTTCGCAACACTATAGCCACCGTAGAAGTCTGCTTCAACTTCTTCTTCACCATTAATGTCGATATTTGATCCCCATGCTCCTACATAGAAACCATTACCTAGTCCTTGTTCTAATCCAAAGTTCAATGCAGGTCCATGGTCAGTTTGAGTTTGACCTCTCCACATATAATCTGAACTAACACCATAGCTTCCTGACATAGCAAACGCTGATGTTGATAACAATAAACTAGTTATTAATACTAATAATTTATTCATATATTTCTCCTATATTATTTGTATTTCATTATAAAATCATAATGTAACAAAGTATTTATGGTTATTAATAGATGTTTATATCCTTTTCTGTAAGAATTCTCCATTTCCAGTTACGATCATCACAGTATTTCATTGCTTGATTCCATTTAGCATCATTAACTATGTAGGTTTGTACTTCTTTGAGATATCTCTTAGAAGTTCTACCTGTTTTAGTGAGTTTCTTTTTAGGGTTAGGAGGTGAACATTGACTGAATGGTTTAACTTCAATAAGTTCTTCAATAACTTTACCACCAGATGTTTTGTACTTGATATAAAAATCAGGAAAGTATCTGTGCACACGGTTATCTACCGGTGAGACATAGGGTATTATAATTTCCTCAGATTGCCATTTAAGTATAGACGGGTTATTATCTAGATACACCATGAATCTTCTCTCTAATAAAGAACGATAAATAATGTTACTAGGGTTACCTTTATACTTATTTGGATTCTTTGGTTTAAACTTTCCTTTATAAGACATAAATAACTAATAAGTATATATTACAATAGAGAACAACAATTATGGCATTTAAGAAAGTAAGAGGAGCAATCAAGGGATTTATAGGATCAGTTAAAGGTGATCTAAACAGTATAACAAATAATTTAGACAAAAAGTTAGCATCTACTGGTAATAAGTTTGATCAAAGAATAGCTGACTCACTAAGTGATCTTTTAACAGGACTCACTGGTATTCGTACATCTAATATACCAGGTATCTCAGCAGAAGTATTAGATATGAAAGGATCTAATCGAGAAGCACGAGCCAAAGTTTTGAATAATCCTACTAGAGGTAGAGCAAGTACTTCACCAAGTAATAAAATAGGTTTGGCTTTTCCAGAAGATTTTAGAAAAGAGAATGGAAGTGGCCAAAAACTTACTAACTATATCCACTTTAGATCATTAGAAAGAAATGTAAAAGATAAAACCGGTGAAGATATTTATGATATATTTTTGTATGTCCCAGATACATTACAAGATAATATTAGTGTTGCGTACAAAGAAGCTGAAAAAGGAATCATTGAAGGTATAGTAGGTGCTACTTTTGGTGAAGAATCTCTAGGATCTCAAAACAGCTTTAGAGAAATTGAACGATTGATTATAAGTGGAGCTCCTGGTGGTGACTTATTAAAACAATCAGCAGGTAAAGGTGTTAACCCTTTAAAGTTTCAATTATTTGATGGTGTTAATTTTAGAACATATGCATATACTTTTAATTTAAGACCAAAAAATTTAAACGAAGCTAAGACAATTCAAGAAATGATTTATGCTTTTAAATTATCTGCGTTACCGGGTACACAAGGGGAATCAAATCGAATTTATACATTCCCTAATGAATGGGCAATAAGATTTAGAGGACCATTTAAAGATCATATTGATTATCCTCTAGTATCTATATGTACAGGTGTAGAGGTTAACTATGCAGACGGTCAAAGCTTTGCAACAATGATTGACGGAGCTCCAGCATCAGTCGGATTAACATTAAACTTTACAGAAACAACTACATTGACTAGAGATAAATTTAAAAATAAATCAGCAGCGTTCACAAATAGTGGTACTGATAATAGAGAACAATCTCAAGAAAATGGTAGTACCTTAATAACAACAGAAGATAGAGATAAAGTTATTACAGCTGAAAAAGAAAGAGCGGCCGAAGAAGCTGCTGCAGCAGAGGAGACTGAATAATGGCTAAAGGATTTTTTAATCGGATACCGAACATTCAATATGATTTTAAAAGTGATGGTAAACTTTTTCAAGCAAAAGATTTATTTCGTAAAGTATCAACATGGAGTTATCTTCAAGAAGGTATTTCAGGTTATAATTACTACAGAGTTGCTGAAGGTGAACGACCAGATGTAGTAGCGTCTAAACTCTATGGTGATTCAACCTTATATTGGACATTCTTCTTAGTCAATGAGAACTTACAAGATTTTAATGATTGGCCGAAGTCAGGACAAGTACTCAATAAATTTATAGCTAGAAAATATTCAGGTACTACTTTAATAGCATCTAGTTCTACTGATATTATATCATTTGATCATGCTACAGAAGTATCAAGTAAATTTTCATTGGGTGAAAAAGTATCACAAGCTTCATCAGGAGCATACGGGTTTGTTACTCATGTTGATCCTTCTTTTAATAGAATAGTATTAAATAGTGTTGTTGGTACATTTACTACAGGTAGTTCGGTTATTGGTAGTGATTCAGAAAAAAGTTTTACAGTTAGTTCAGTAGCAGAAGAAAAAGATACAGTTAATCACTATAAAAATTCTAAAGGATTTAAGACTACTGTATCAACAGCGAACACACCAGTTTCAAACGAACAACATGAAAGATTATTAAATGAAGATAAATTTTTAATTCGTATTATAGAAGCGAAGTATATTGATAAAGTAGTAAGAGAATTTAGTTCATTAGTTAGAGAATAGATTATGGCAATAGGAATAGATAACTCTAAACCTGACAGTTATGAGTTGGAAATATTAACATTAGTAAATAATGAGGGTGAAGGATTTGATATTCGTGACCTTATGATTGAGTGTGTGATAACTGAATCTATCAGACAAAATTTTTTGATGGGTCATTTAGTTATAGCTGATTCAATTAATTTACTAGAAAACGCTAAACTCTTCGGACAAGAATCACTAAGACTACGATTTAAACAACCAGCTGGTATTAATGATGAAGTTGAAGATGATGATTTAATTGATCAGATATTTAGAATTTATAAAATAGATAATGTCTCAAGACTTGAAGAAACTATTCAAGTATATCGTCTACATATTACTGCTAATGAATTTATAGAATCAAGACGAAATAGAATTAGTCAAGCGTTTAGAGGTTCTATGACTGATATCGCAGCACAGATAGCAGAAGATAATCTAGATATTGTAAACTCACCATTAAACAAAAAATTAGAATCTTACTTTGAAGTTAGAGAAAAATCTCAAGGTGAACAGTATCATGTCATTATACCAAATTGGACAGTTAATTATACTATAAATTGGTTATGTTCACAAGCACAAGGTGTTGACGAATCATCAGGTTTACAAGATTCTTTTTATTGGTATCAAACAGCGAATGGTGGATATAGAATACAGTCATTAGCTAGTATGATGAAAATTAGATACGCTGGTGGAAGACCATTTACTTATTCTCAAGCTGCAGCTGGCGAAAATGTAAAAAATGTATCTGTAGATTCTTCTGATGAAATAATAGGTATCAGTAGAAGAATCCTTGCGTACGATATAAGTTCACACGCAAACATATTAGAAGCGACAGTAAAGGGATTATTTGGTTCAACACAAACAACTATAGATAATACATATCAGTTCTTTACAGAAAGATCATATAGTTTCTTAGAAAAGTTTTATGGTGGTCAATCACAAGCAATTGAGAATCACCCCTTTGTGAGAGTAGAACCTGAAACAATACATATAGGTGAATCAGCAGGCGAATCCGAAGAAGTAAATATATCAGGTAGTAAAGAAGGTAAGAGTATAAGTTCTTATCATAAATCAACACAGCTATTACTGAGTGACAGTTCATTCGTTAATGACGAGAATAATGATATACATCAAGCGAATCATCAAACACATTTAGGTTCACAACAATTTAGAATGGCATCAAATGAATTATTAAATTATCATACAGTTGATCTTGTGTTATCAGCTCGTACAGATATTTCTGTTGGTCAATTAATTAATCTAGACATACCTTCAGTAAGACCGGGAGAAGATGAAATAGAACCTAAGTTTTATAATGGTGATCATTTAATAACTAATTGTCAATGGGTTCTTACTCAAGATGGGTGTACTCTTAATGTTAAATGTATTAAAGATTCTGTTATTAATAATATTGAAACAACATCTATTGAATACGGAGAGAGTATATAATGTATCAAGGAAAATCAGGTTTTATTTGGTATACAGGTGTAGTAGAAGATAGAAACGATCCTTTATTTCAGAATAGAGTTCGTGTACGAATACACGGTTCTCATACTTGGGATAAACAAAAGATCGCGTCTGCTGACTTACCGTGGTGTCAAGTATTAATGCCTGTAACAGCAGCTTCAGTTTCTGGTATCGGAACATCACATCATGGTCTAGTTGAGGGTTCTACTATCATGGGTTTCTATAGAGATGCTGAACAAATGCAAGACCCGGTTGTTATGGGTTCATTCACAGGTATACAAACAGATACTTATAGAATTGATGAGAAGATAGATGACAAAGGTAATAGAACATTTACAGAGGTAAAACGAACACCAACTGAAGGATTTAATGAAGAATTGATGAGAAGATAGATGACAAAGGTAATAGAACATTTACAGAGGTAAAACGAACACCAACTGAAGGATTTAATGATCCAAGATTAGACAGTAAAACATCATACAAAGGTACACCAGACGGACCTAACCCAAAACATATCAATAGAAATTATGGTCTAACATTAGGACTTGATAAGTCACCAAGAAGATCAGGTAGTTCAAAAGGTGAATTATATCCTAAAACAGAATACCAAGGATCTCCGAGTGTTAATCACTTAGCAAAAGGTTTAGAATCTTCACCTATGAAAGAAGATAAAGATAGTGCTTATCCTGTAATTAATATATCTTCAGGTGAACCTAAACGATCTTATGTGAAACCTCTATATCCTTTTAATCATGTTCACGAAACTGAATCTGGTCATGTATTAGAATTAGATGACACACCTGATCAAGAAAGAATACATTTATATCATAGAAAAGGTACAAGAGTTGAGATAGACAAAGACGGAAACTATGTAGAGAAGATAGTTAAAAATAAATATTCAGTTATATTAGCAGATGATCATCTCGTAGTAAGTGGTAAAGTAACTGTAAAGATAGAAGGTGATGCAAACATAGAAGTTGGTGGTGAAACTAATCTTACATCAACAGGTGAGATATCAATGGTAGCACCAAAGATCAATTTGAACTCAGGTAGTATACCTGATCAGTCAGTAGGTGAAATTTTAGAAACTATAGATGATGCTGCTGAAAGTGTTGTAGATACAGTTAGTAGTGTTCTTGGTGATGTTGTTGCATCAACTGTTGATGCTATTGCAGATTATACATCAGGTTAATAATGACTTCTTCTACATTTAAAGTTAGTCCTATAACTATACCACCACTTGAGTGTCCTAAGGTTATACTACCAACTAAAGCTGATCTAGTTAATATGTTTAGTCAGTTAGCTAACTTACCAGCTCAACTTATAGCAGCAGGTCAAGAAGAAGTAGCAAAACAAATACAAGATATATTAGATGAAGTTAGAGAACTTCTATCAATCTATGATCCTAAATTTAATAGTTTATCAATACCTGAAATAGAATGGGAAATAATGATTACGAGATTGACTCAAGATTATCCCATGTATGTTCAACAAAAGATATTAGAATTAATTAGTAAACTAGTACCAGTAGATTTTGTTATTAATGTATTGGGTATTTCGATTGATATATTAAAAATATTTACACCCGAAGGTATAGAAGATATTAAGAAACAATTATCAGGTATGACAGACGATATGAAAAATCAGATTCAAGCATTAAAAGATGATTTAACATTATCAGCTGCTGATGTTCAAAAAGAATTACAGAAGTTAACTACTCTAAGAACTGAGATAACTAACAAGTTTTGGAATTTGTTACCCGAGTCATATAGAATATTCGGAGGTGACTACGGATTAGAATCTTTAGAATTAAAAGTAGAAGCTGTTTGGTCCTATATTCGTAGTAAGATTAATGGTGGTATGACAGGATTATTGACAGATGCATTTCAAGCGTTGATTAAACTATTTAAAGAAATATGGGATTTATTAGGACTTCCTGAAATACCTGTACCGTTACCTGATCTAAATGTAGAATCAATATTACAGGCTATCATTGATGCATGGAAAAAGAAAGTAGAACAAGGTAAAGCTACTTATGCTGATTTGATAGAAGAATTAGAAGGTATAAGTTTAGCTGGGTTTAATTTAATAGATTTGATAGGTGGTGAGATTGAAGAATCAGTAGTTTCTGCAGAAAGAAAAATAGATAGATTAATGGAAGCTGCTAGAGACTTTGGTGAGAATTGGCCTAGATATTTACTTACAAAATGGATGGAGACAGTCACTAAATTCTTTGAAGAAATAGGATTAGGTGGTTTACTAGAATGGATTACATTTACATTTTGTGATTTCTTAAACCTTTTAGGATTTCCAAAGACAATCGATTTAAGTTTTTCAGAAGATATAACAGTTGGTAGTTCAAATACATCACCGTTACCGACATAAATAAGTATATGGCACAGTTTAATAGTAAAAATCAAAGTTCAAGAGTAGCTCGTAGATGGTTTGCTGATATTGATACCAATATGACTATACATCCACAAAGTGGTGACTTAACATTAAAGTTCGATATCAATGCAATTAAAAGATCAGTAAGAAATTTATTATCTACTAATCTTTATGAACGACCTTTTAAACCGAGTTTAGGTGTTGATCTTAGAGGTATGTTATTTGAATTATCAACTACTGATTCTGATATATTAGAAGATGATATTAAATCAGTTATTAATAAGTTCGAACCTAGAGCTCAAGTTACAAATGTAGCATCATTCTTAGAGGGTAATAGTTTAGATGTTTCATTATTTTTTACTATTCAGAATGACCCGTCACCGCATGAAATAAATATAACATTACAGAGAGTACGATAATGGCTACAATTAACAGTTCAAATATTAACATAACAGACCTAGACTTTGATGATGTGTCAGCAAGTTTAAAAGAATATCTTAAAGGACAAACAGAATTAAAAGATTACAATTTTGAAGGATCTAATCTAGCTAATCTAATTGATTTGTTAGCATACTCTGCTCATACTTCGGCGTTCAATGCTAATATGGTGGCATCAGAAATGTTTTTAGATACAGCACAGATAAGAAAGAATGTAGTATCAAGAGCGAAAGAGTTGGGGTACACACCGTCTTCTAGAACAGCAGCTAAAGCATCTTTTGACTTAACAGTCAGTAGTCCTACAATCGGTGGTCAGACTCCATCATCTCTAACAATTAATAGAGGGCATGAATTCAACACAGTATTTGACGGTACATCATATACATTTATTTCATTATCAAATCAAACAATTATTCCTTCTGGAGATACTTTTACTTTCAATAATTTAGAAATAGCTCAAGGTAGTTTAACTTCAGATGTTTATCGTTATGATAATCAAGTTTCTAATCAAAGATTTTCTATGTTAAATGGTAATGTAGATACATCAACAATCAACATTACGGTGACATCTAATAACACAGTTACTACATGGACTAAAGCTGGTGACTTGACAGGTATTACAAGTACATCAAATGTTTATTACATTCAAGAAAATGATGAAGGATTGTTTGAAATATATTTCGGAGACGGTATCATAGGTGCATCACCAAAAGACGGTGATCAAATAATTATTTCTTACTTAGTAACTGATAACAATCATGCTAATGGTGCAAGTGTATTTACTATGAGTACATCAATTAATGGTAATTCGTCAGTCAGTTTTACAAATACTGTCAGTGCTTCTGGTGGTAAAGATATTGAATCAACTGATCAAATTAAATTCTCAGCTTCTAAATTTTATACTTCACAAAACAGATTAGTTACAGTACAAGATTATAAAGCTAAATTACAAGAACTATATCCTGGTGCTGATTCAATAGCTGTATGGGGTGGTGAAGATGCTGACCCAATACAATACGGAAAAGTATTTGTAGCACTTAAACCTTCTCAGTATTCTAATAACTTAACAACAGCTGAAAAGAGTGCGTTAACAACTGATCTTAGTAAACTAAGTATCTTAACAGTAAGACCAACAGTTGTCGATGCTGAGATATTACAAATTCTTATAGATACTAATTTTAAATACGATCCAACACAAACATCACAAACAAAATCAGCTTTAGAAACATTAGTTCGAGCTGCTATTATCTCATACGATAATAATCAACTTTCAGGATTTGATACATTGTTTAGACATTCACAATTAACAGCTCAGATAGATAATACAGAAACTTCCTTATTATCAAATATAACAAATATTAAATTAAGAAANAATCATACTGCAGTAACCGACGGTACNGTATCATCTATTAAATTAGATTTTAGTAACGCTTTATATAATCCTCATTCAGGNCATAATATGGTTGGTGGAGGAGTATTAACATCTACAGGATTTTTCATCTCAGGAGATTCAAATAACTATTTCTTTGATGATGATGGTAATGGTAATGTTAGAAGATTTTACCTAGACGGTTCAACAAGAGTGTACACAGACAATACAGCTGGTACAATAATTTATTCAACAGGTGTAGTCAGTATTAATTCGTTGACATATAGTTCAACATCTAATACAGATTCATCTATAGATTTCACAACTACTCCTAGTTCTAATGATGTAATATCAACTAGGAATCAGTTGTTGGATATCACTGCTTCTGAAATTTCTGTTACGGGTGTATCAGATACAGTTGCAAGTGGTGAAACGAGTGCTGGAGTTGGTTATACAACCACTTCTAGTTACTCCTAAACTATGATCCATGTATATGCATGGAGTAGAATTCCCTCATGTCGAGGGTTTAATTAATGCTAAATTTAAGAGGAAACTAAAATGGCAGATAAAAAAATAACGGCGCTTACCGATTTAAGCACAGCAGTAGCAGGTGAAGACTTGTTACATGTAATTGATGATCCTTCTGGAACTCCTGTAAACAAGAAATTGACAGTAGCTAACTTACTTAACTACTTACCAACTTTCTTAGGGTTTGCACAAGCAGAACAATCGTTAACAAATGGTGGAGTTGCAGATATTACTTCAGCAGTAACAGCATTTACAACAGGTACTTCTAGTTCAGGTAACAACGCTGTTACTTTAGCAGCAGGTGGAGCTGGTCAGATCAAAATTCTTTATACTAAAGTAGAAAGTACAAATGGTCAAACAACAGTAGTTACACCAGCAGCATTCGCTAACGGATCAACATTAACTTTTGACGCAGTTGGTGATGCAGCTATATTGTACTATAACGGCTCTACATGGGTTTGTT